CGCAGTTGCCGAGCTGCCCGTAGCAGGGACGCTGACTTGACCAGCTTGACTTCGATGGCAGGGTCGTAGTCGAACACCATCCGGAGAGGGAAGCGGTTCAGCAGAGCCTCGTTAAGTTGCCGCGTACCCGTGTAGTCGGGGTTCATGTCAGCGACGACAAGTAGTTGCCCGGCCTCGATGACTTCACCACGGTTGTCGACGAGTGAGATCGAACGCCGCTTGTCCAAGAGTGAGAACAGTACAGTCGCGATCTTGGCGAGCATGAAGTTGATCTCGTTGACAAGCAACAGGCACGGGCGCTTGTGACTCATCCTCATGAGTGCGGTGAGACCACCGTCCTGGAACTGCCAGACGCCTGCCTCGTTCTGCACCATGCGACCGAAGATCTGAGAAGGTTCTGCGCCCGCGTTACTCTGGATGGCGTAGAACGGCATGTCGTGGAGTGCTGCGAACGCAAGACACGCTGACGTCTTACCAGGACCAGTCGGCCCTTCGATCAACACGTTCATGTTGTTGGCGAGTGCGTACTTGAATACGTCGAACTCACTGACACCCTTATCGATCTCACGAGAGATGTACTCGTCGTAGTACTTGCGAGGTGGTATCAGGGTTTCAGGGGAGTTCAATCGACCAATAGCCATTATTTAGGAGCTCCTTTCTGTCTAAGGTAAAAGGGTGCCTAGCTATCTGCGCCGTCACGAGAGTTCAACGGGAACAGGGTTGTTGTTTTGGTTTTGATAACTAGGCACCAGTGGAACCGGCGTGATTTGAACACGCATTGGGCAAATAAGTTGCCTGTCCTGCCATTGGACGACGGTCCCGCACCCCTGTTGTCGGCCCATCAACAACAGGGGCTCTCCTGTCGAGCCGCCCCTCAGCGACGACAGGAAGTCTATCCTTTGAAAACTCTCGTCAGGTACTCGGCTCGAAGTGTCTGCCTTCCGTTCCCGTCGACATGCGTACGATCCTTGCCCGTACGAGCAAGATAGCCCTTGACGTAGCCGTAGCTGGACGACAGGATCTCGCCTGTCTTCGACCACCAGGCACGGCGCTCGGTCTCGCAGCGATCGCATTCGTGGATGACGTAATACGCCTGCGAAAACTTGTCCCACGTCGCGGTGCGAGGCGTCCAGCGGTGACCCATGGTCCGACATTCCAGGAAGTTACGAGCGAGTCCGCTAACCCAGTCAGTAAACTCTGGGATCTCTACAGTTTCAGTGGCCATTTCCTCTTCCAAAATAGCTGGCATTTTGTCTAGGATTCCTATCTGTCTACTTGGATATTACCGTAGCCCGACTGGGACTCGAACCCAGACTGAAAGTGGTTTAAGCACTTTTCCTCTGCCGTTGGGATACCGGGCCAATTCACCACCGACATTTAAGTCCCCCTGGTGGATGTCCACTTACCACCAGGGGGCACACCGTAGTGCTATTCAGTTGTCAGGTCATTCAACATCTTGTAGCTTTATTCAGCAGTCCGTACAACCTCTAACGTAACAGGCGGTCTCTGCGGCAAACAGAGTTACAGCTTTTCGCTGTGTAGCCCACGGGTTTCACCTCCAATCCATTGATCAGTCGTCCTCCCGGAGGGATTTGAACCCCCGACCTAGTGGGTAGAAACCACTTGTTCTTTCCGCTGAACTACGGGAGGTTAGGTAGCTTTGTAAATGTAATTAGAAATCTTGTCCCTTGGAGGATTTCGTCTTCCGACACAATACTCAAACCATGGTCGGTATAAAGCTGCCATTCTTTACTGCGAATGTTGTACTTGACCTCGGTTACAATATCAACCATAGAGAAATCAAACAACTCATTATCTGTCATATGTCCTCCATGTTTAATGTCTGTCGCGGTATCCCTCAATACCCACAGACTCTACACAGGAGCGACGTCATCCTAATGCGCAGCTCGTGCTCCCGGAAGGATTTGAACCTTCGCATCTCCCGCTTATAAGACGGGCGCCGTTACCAGACTTGGCTACGGGAGCAATCGATCGACTAGGTGTTCACTCCGGGGAGAATGTCCAAACCCGGTCCGGAGTTCTCCTCCGACTCCTAGTCCTAGTCGATCTGCTTAAGTGTGCGTTGTTTCCTTTGGTCTTATGCCTGTCTAGATTCCTGTTGACGTCCAGTAACCAACAGGGAAACAGACACCCAACGGAGGTAGACGCACCCCTACCCGATTATGGGGTGTTACTTACTTGCTTTGTTCTTCCTCTTCTTTGGCTTCAGCTTCTCTTGGGGTCTTTGCTTCATCAGCCATTGTATCGACTGTCGACGTTGTTCGTCCGTCAGTGGGCTCATAGCCATCTCTACCTCAGGAATAGAATATCAATCGTCGTCTTCACTACGTTGTTCTTCAAGTTTTTTGGCTATCTCCTCCTGCACTATAGCGTACTCAGTGATGGTACGCAGCCAGCGATAAAAAACTTGCTTATGTACGGTGATCATTCTTTCAGAGATCTTGTTGATGGGTGGATCACCGAACTCACGGACCTTGTAAGCAGGGTAGACATCTTCCGCGAGTTCAACATAAATCCTGATCGCCAACTCTTGGTTTCCTCTCTTGAGTAGGTCAAGTGCTCCGGGGGAGAATCGAACTCCCGAAATCTGCGCATTAAAAGTGCGCTGCCTTGTCCAATTGGCTACCGGAGCGATCATCAGTTTCGGTGAGGAACCCCTAGCATACGTCTGCTCTGGTGTCTGCCAGGTAGTGCTACGGGATCTTGGTACCGTCGTCCCCACGGCCCCACCGCTTCACGTCACTGTGCAGTTCTCAGTGTGCGTGTGCTGATCTAGGACTTACGATCACAGCCTCCCGACTGTGCTGGCCTACCGCGTCTTGATGATGGTGGTTGGTCCGGCCCCAGGGGTGGTGACTGTCGGGGGACGTAGCCACGCTCGCCGGGGCCGGACTGAAACCCAAGGTACAGACGACCTGTGGAGAGGTCAAGCCAAGTCGTCCAACATCCTGTATCTACGGGTATGTCTGATCCTCTGAGGTAGGGCTTTCGATCTTGGTCTGGGGGCGCTACACTTGCCAAGCCTCGCAGCCATGCGCCCTCGGCAGGATGCTGGTTAGGCAGGGGAGCTGATCTTCCGGGATGTTGCGTCAGCTCCCCTTCAACATCAAGATCATGACTACTCGACAACGCTTGTCCGCAGAAGTTCCCAAGATTGGGGTTGCATTATGGCCGAGTGGTTATATACATTGTGTACAGCACCCCACAACAGAAGTCTGGCGCTAGAGATTCGCACAGAACGAACCTGCTGGCCTGAATCTCCTACGGCAGGTTGGCCTAGGCTTCTGGTGGGCACAGAGTGAGCAACATCAACCCCGAACGGGCTCTCATCAGTGCCGTACTCCGCACACAGAAACACCAGCCTCTCCTAGAAGAGATGATCTCCCCGGACTACTTCGACGGGTACGTAGACGAGGCTGAGTGGTTGTTCCGCTACATCGACAGACGCAAACGAGCACCTAGTCGCGCACTGTTCAAGGCAGAGTTCCCTGATTTTCGTCTGCTAGCCGTTGACGACGTCGAACACTACTGTGCCGAAGTACGTAAGCGTCACAGCGCTGTTCTTCTCACCGAGACTCTGTCGAACGCCGCTGAGATGATCCACGACGGTGAGGTAGAGAAGGCTCTCGACATCATCCAGCGAGGAACAGTCAAAACGTACTCAACTATACGTTTACATCACGACACAGACATAATTGACAACTGGCAACCCCTGTACCAGGATGTCCAAGAGCGCAAAGAAAAGTATGATACCGATGGGTTTGCCGGAATCCCTACCGGATTCGAGTCAGTCGACGAACGGACCGGGGGATTGCAGGGTGGCCAGCTAGGTGTCCTCGCCGCAAGACTAGGAGAGGGTAAATCGTGGTCGCTCATGCGAATGGCCGTAACCGCACTCATGTGCGGAAAGGTAGTCCAGTTCAACGCATTAGAAATGCACCGACAGGAAGTCTCCAAGAGAGTTCATGCTTTCCTCTCTTCCTCGATAGGGCGGAACATATTCAGCAACACCAACCTTGCCCAAGGCAAGGAAATAGACCTTGTGGAGTACAACAAGTTCCTACGGACACTGAGGAAGGAACTCAATTCATCTGGACGACTACATGTGGCCGACAGTTCTCATGGCCAGATATCTACGATGGACATCGAGAGTCAGATAACAAGAAATCAGCCTGACATAGTTTTTATCGACTACATCACTCTCATGAAGATGAGAGGTGAGGGTGACTGGTCGTCCATCGCCCGTCTCACCAACGAGCTCAAGCAGCTAGCGTCCCAGTACCACGTACCGATCATGGTTGCAGCACAGCTCAATCGCAACGCGGCCGGGGGCCAAGAGCCTGCTGGCCCAGAGGATCTGGCCAGATCGGACTCAATTGGCCAGGATGCTGATATAGTGCTGAGCCAACGTCTTATGTCTAGCCGTGCCCTGAAATGTAAGTGTGTGAAAAACAGGCACGGGGTAGGGAACTTCACATACTATTGCGTATTTGACCCGAGTCACGGAGTTCTTCAGGAGATCAATAGGGATACGTTTGACGATATACGTAGCGAAGATCAAGTAAACAATACCAAGTGAGGTAGACATGACAATCTTAGGTGTGGTCGGTAGTACCGAGTTAACAGAAGACGAGCGGCAAGTAGTAATAGACTATGTGTCTGAGTTCCTCGACAATAATAAAGAAGTTACCGAGATCCTGCACTTGCACTCCACAGGTGTCGAGGAGACCGTGGTAAATATTGCGAGCGAACGAGGTCTGCCCAACGAGTCCATCCCGATCTACCACTACACATGGAATGGTGGCCAAAGCACGGGTGTGTTAGAAGGCGGATTCAAGGACGCAAATATAAAATTAATCGACCGCTGCGACAGACTTCTGGTCATGACCACGGCACGAGATAAATCAGGTGGTCCGTTGTGGGCTGCTAAGAGAGCAAGGAAGTTACAGAAGCCAGTTATACAGAAAACCTTTGTCTATACTCCTCCACGACCTCCGGTAGAAGTGATTGACAGTGCTCAAGTACCAGCGGTTGGCAAAGGAAGTGCTAAGTGAGGTCACGATCTCGGGGGACGAGGCTACTTCGCTCTGCCCTTATCATTCCGACACATCCCCTTCCTTTCGTTTTAATATGCGAAAAGGATTATTCTACTGTCATTCCTGCGGGGCCAGCGGAAACGCAGACGACCTCCTTCAGGGACAACGAGCTATGTCTGCCGATCTACAGTCAAATCTGGCACTCCTCGACACGCAAATCGCAGGGTTGCGGACGCCCACGAACGAGGAGATATCGTTAGATAGATATCTTCCCGAGACTTCATTACTCAGGTACAGGTTCCCGCACCCATATTGGAAAAGCCGAGGGTTTGATGAAGATACCGTTGATTGGTGGGACCTTGGGTACGACCCGATTTCCTCCCGGCTTACAATTCCAATACGAAACGAGGCTGGGCAACTTCTCGGGGTCATTTTTAGGCGGCTCGATGACGGTCGTCCGAAGTACCTCTACCCACGAGGATTTTCTAGAAGCAGAAATCTATTCGGTAGCTGGAAAATCTCTGGACATCGAACTGCATGTCTCGTCGAAGGGAGTCTGGACGCGATTAGAGTCTTTCAAGCGGGGTTTCCAGCTCTCGCTGTCTACGGCTCCTCGGTTTCCGAGCATCAAGTCCGTCTCCTCCATCGACTTGGAATCACTAAGGCAATCTGTTTCTTCGACAGTGACAACGCAGGCCGCAAGGCTGAAGGAGATGCTAGAAACAGGATTAGACGAATAGAATTAGAAGTAGTCCAGTGGCCACGTAAATGGGAAGGGCGAGATCCCGGTGGACTTACACTTCCCGCCATACGATCACTAGTAGACAGGTATTTTTAAATGCTAGAAAGTGTACCGACCATGCCAGATGGCCGTCCAGGCTTCGGACCTGTGCCGCTGATGCCAGCGCCCATGGCAGTAGCAGTCGAGGGCGTACAGACAGCTCAAGGACCAGCAGTGGCTTTCACGATGTACTTCACCAACGGCCAAGTCACGGGAATATTTGAACCAGAGTCACTGGACGAGATCGCCGACGACATCAAAGCTAAAGTAAAATCGCTGACCACTGGGCTTGTCGTTCCGAGCCCATCTAAAAAAGGTGGTCTGATCGTTCCGTAATTTTAAATTAAGAGCCCATGGTTAATAACGACGACCATGGGCTCTTTGTATTTACTTAGGATCAAGAGACTTCGGAAGAGTCGCAGCGCTGTCACTGTTACCGTAGAAGCTAGCTGCAACACCCTTGAGCAGAGACAGCACAGTAGCAGCCCCGCCGACTGCGGCACTCTGTAGGATGCTAACGTCTGTGATGTTGGCGACGTCGAACCACCCACCGACGACGAGCAGACCTAAGAACGTCTGAAGGAACGTCCAGAGAGCACGCTCGCCTATGTCGAGTAGGTAAACAAGTCCCTTGGACGGCGAAAAATCACTAAGATGTGACATGTTACTCACCTTCTATTTGACAAGACCATTTGGGCAATTAAGATCCACTCGCGTTCCTTTGGATATATCTATGAACTGCTGTTGTATATCTGTCAGTGATTCTATCCCGCGTGCTTCTATTACCTGTTGAAGACTTTGGTTGAATAGATAATCCATGTTGCATATGTTCTTGCGCTGACTGTCAGTCAGCGCAGATATTTGATCTGTACGTCTATCTCCCGCGTCCTGTAGATTTGATAAATTTACAGCGCTGTAAGCTAACCATACGGTGAGTGCTATGTCAAGTATTACCGAGAACAACGTAATAATGATAAATAATGTTTTACGTTTGAGTATTTTGTTGCCCGCCGCAAGAGTACGTTCTAGTTCAATAGCAGCATCTTTGTTTTCATTTACCGCTCTGTCAAGTTCTGAGAGCAGATCGGGAATGTCCTTACTCGTCATCAGTACCCTCTCCGATCTGCCGCCGAATCATTACTACTAACTCTTTGATGTCGTCAATATTGCTAACGGTCTGGTCCAAGAGACTACTTATTTTGTCGAATGCTTTCTTGTCGTACGACGAATCTTGCTTTAGGATCTGTAGACCTTTTTTGATGTCAAGAACTTCGTCTTTTTCATCCATTGGTCATAGCCGTTTCATCTCGTCCATCAAAGCTTTACGAATTTCTAGTTGACTAGCTGCAAGATCGGCAGATATTTTTTCGAGATCGGCTTTGATCTTAGCGGTTCTCTTCTCCATCTTTAATGCTATGTTCTCTAAGCGTTCTGCTAATGGAGGTCCGGTGAAAGCATCCTCCATTTCCTAGCTCCTATTTGCTTAATGTAATAATTGTAATAGCTATAGCTACAATTGTGAGCAACAGTCCGCCAGCTCCTACAAAGACACCCCAGCTAGCACCCACACCCTTACTTATTGATTCTATCTTTTCGATCCTAGTAGCATTTGCGTTAGCCTTGTCGTTCAAACGTAGCTCTAGACTGTTCAATCTTTCCGTCATTACTATGACTGTGCTGTCTACCTTCTCAGCGATAGAACCTAGTCGTGCTTCCGACTCCGTCCTAGGCATAAGTCTTGACGCCTGATCCGACAGAGTAGAACGAAACTCATTAACTGAGTCGAACCGCTTTTCGTTAGCTATTTCGGCCTTGGTAACAGCTTTCTCAGCAGCACTCAGAGCGGTCTGTACGGCTTTCTCAGCAGCAAGTAGGGCCGCTTGCATAGCTGTCTGCTGAGCAAGGAACGCGGCGTCCAGGGCTTTTGTCTGCGCCTCAAACCTTTCCTGGTAGCGACGGTCCATCTGAACAATCAAATCATTCATGTATTGATTTAAAGTACTGACTGTCCAGCCCGACACTTGTTGCTCTGTTTCACCAGACATTTCCTCACCTCCTATGCACCACGCCATGCACCGTAGATAGACGGGTAAGCTTCATTACTAATATCTGCGGCGATCGAGGCGCCACTGTTTTGGTAATGCCAGAAGCTGATGGTATTACCGGTGGTTACATACGACTCTCCGTAAGCATGGACTATTTTTGCTTGAGCCGAGTCATCACCTACTCTTATGACTTGGAAAGCAATTACTGATCCTTCATTTTCATTATCTATCCTGGCTTCCCTAACACCTACACCTGAATTGGAAGCCTCGCGAATACAAGTACCAAAGCTATGAACTCCATTTCTACGTATGTCACACGTTCCGTCAGTTGCTTGGAACATGTTGTCGGTGTCGTAAACTTCAGTGTTGCAGTTTACTAACACACCACCATTGAATAATGTCAGAGCGGTACTCTGCCTAGCTTTGAACCTAGGGATGTTGTAGAGATAGTTAAGATTATCCTTAAGATACAGGTTGAAATTACCAGCAGTTACTATCTCTCCGGTGAGCCAGGTCCTCGGTGTTGACCAGGCCATCATGCACCACCCCAAGAACCGGCGTGCCAGCAGTCAATGTAGTCAACTGTTGTAGTAGTGTTCTTAGCAGAGCCACTATTCTGCCAACCTGTATTGTCAACAACTGTACTAGCTGACAATACTTTGTGTCCTGTTACGGACAAGCTCTGTTCCTCGGTGTTCGCAGAATTTCTTAGCCACATAATTTCAGCAATAGTTGTTGCTCCTGTAGAAATCAAACAGGACTGAACACCGCCGAAAGCTCCTGATACTAGATTGTAGCCGCACATCATGGTCCATAGCCCTGTGACATTTGTAGTAAAGCTGTTGTCAGTTGGTGCAAACAACCCTCCTATATCGTATCGTTCGTTGTCACAGTCCAAGCCAATAGTAGTAGCATTAGTAAGAGAAAGAGCAGTAGTACGAAAAGCTCTGTACCTAGGGATATTATACAAGAAATTCGTGTTGTCACGGACATGAAGATTGAGGTTGGCAGCAGTAACAAGCTCGCCAACAAGCCATGATTTCGGCGTAGTCCAAACCATTACCCACCTCCCCTTGTCATACTCCGCGCCACGTGGACCAATGCCCTGGCGAAGCATCAACTGTCGGCAAGTCAGCCATATCGTTACCAGCATCATGGTAGGCAGTAAAAATTATGAACTCCGAAGTAGTAAACGTTCTTTCTCCAGAACCATTTACTCGCATATGCTGAGTTTCAAGGGCGGCATGAGTACCAACAATATACTTCTGCCTGAATACCACGTCTTGTAGTGCTCCGTCATATCTAATAGCTTGTACTTCACGAACCCCCTCCCCGTCGTACTGCCCGTGTGCCCAACCAGCACCGCACGCATACAATCCAGCAGTATTGATATCTGCCGCGTGACTGCTGCCAGTATTCCACATGTTATCCGTGTCATATATCTGCCGAGTAGTATTTATATTCGTTGAAGTAAAGTTCACCCAGATTATGTACCCAGAATGATAAGCCCGGTGCCTAGGTACATTATATAAAAAATTCTGGTTATCGCGTATATCAGTATTCATCCAACCAGACGTAGGGATATCACCAGTGGACCATGTTCGAGGCGTAGTCCAGACCATCATGGACCAACTATAGGACGTGTATCGACTACACCGTGCAAAAACTCCATCGCTAGTCTAAACAGCAAGTCATCGGTAGGGTCTTCACCTAGAGCAATCATCTCAGCCTTTATTCTAAATGCTTCCTGCACATAATCTGGTTGTTCAGACGTCGGTACGTCCACCCACTTTGAAAAAAGATCGTTTCTTTGTATTGGTGGTCGTGGCTTCGGTGGTGCGTCAGGTGAGCGCTTCAAGCTTTCTAGCGTAACCCCCGTGTTGTAGTCCTTGTCAGGCACGTACCCGTCCGTTGGTGTCGGGTCGAAAGACTTGAGGTCTACAGGTATTTCTAGGCCAGCACGTTTGAGTATAGTTACCTGTTCGTCTTTCGGTATAGTCCAATCCATCGGAAAGCCGAACTGCATTCTGTCTCTGATGAATGCAGGCACATCGTGCGTCTCGTTGACGTGAGTAACATTCTGATCTATTAACATCGCTATGGTCTCACCAGGATACCAATTACGATTCTTTTCCTGCTTGCGATTGACAAGAACTTCGACAAGCTGAGCAGGAGACGGGTCAGTAGGCCAGACTAGTGGAACCAACTTGTAATTACTATTGACATTCAAACATGAAGTACAAAAGAACCAGTGGTCTTTACCAGAAGGGAACTGCGCCCCGCCGCACTCAGTATTAGGGCAGTTGACTATCCATCTCCCGTGGTTGGCTACGACCACAGCGGGAGACCCTACAGGATCTTCTTCAGGTTCAAACGGTAGAATATCTATTCGCTCCCAATTATCTATAGTAACGAGCATAGCTCCCCGCACACCAGTTACTATCCTACCTACACCGTAGGTTTGTTCCGCAATTAAGAACGCCATGATCATCGATACCTTATCTTGTGTGTGTCCATAGCTTTCACATGTTTTGGTATCCGAGCTATCTTCATGAACCTCTGGATGTCATCGTCATGATGCGTAGGACCGACAGGTGCAGTCCATCTACCAGCAAGCCTGTTCGGTAGCGTCTCGGCAGTAACCTCGGGATGGCTCTTTATCGTTTCGGTCCGAAGAAAGTCTAAAGTGTCTCCCGGTAGCCAGTTGCATTGACTTACGACCCTTCGCAGTGACAGTTCTGACATAATACCATGTGGTGAAGGATCACTCGGCCAAACAAGTGGTATCAGCTTGTAGTCGTCCTCAGAGTTCAGGCAGTCACCGCAGAAGTACCAATGATCTGTCATAGAGGGTATCTGAGCCCCGCCACACGACGGACAAGAGGCACACCAACGCTCGTGGTTGACTACTACCAGAGCCGGGACAGCATCTATATCCTCTCCCGGTACGAAAGGATAGATGTCTCTACGGTGCCAGAATCTTAGCGGTACCCACATAGCTGGTCTAGCGTCTGGGTACATCATAGGTGGACTGCCGTACTTCTGTTCCGCAGTGAAGTAAGACATTGGTACTCCTAATAACCAAGGTACGTGTTGGTGTCTAGAACGTTCGTACCCAGCACCCAGTACATCGGACCCTGGATGCCACCAGGTGCGTCCGGCAGGAACCCTGACGGAGTCCAGATAGGCGTCAGGGACCAGGTCACGTAAGTAGGGCTACCAGGCTTCAGCTTGACGTCTATAGACTCTATCTGATAAACGCGACTGTAGCCAGCAGCGAAATAGTTTGGTCGACGCTTGACCAGTAATTTGTCACCGATCTTGCGTTCCATGATTTCTGGCCAGTCCACATTGAAGTCGGGAATAACAGTTACAGTGTCTACTCTTCGTGACGTCAGTGACAGGACGTTCAACAAGTACTGAGCTATGTCGTCGCACTCGTAAGGGTTATTGCTCCACGAAAGCTGGCTGTGAGTACGAACACCGTACTGGTCCTGGATTCTAGTCGATGCGTCTTTCTGGAAGCTCTGACTAGTACTAGCCGCGTCACCATTAGGATCAAGGGCTAGTATCTCTCGATTGACAATGACTCTAGTAAACACCTTCTCGATGTCTAAAGAAGGGTGGTAGTCTGTAGTATAAGGAATTTCTCCACCAGCTACGTTCTCTCCTAATGTAGCGGAAGTAGTGGTGAGCAGAGGTAAGTAGTCTCTGTTCTCGAATATTATTACACCTTCACCGTTGCAGTAGAAGAGTCCTAGCTCCGTACTGTTAAGAGCCTGAGCGTAGTCCAGTAAGGAGACACCTGACTCTCGTCTTGATGTAACGATGGTGGTTCTGCCAGTGTCTATCTTGCGTCGACCAGTAGGAATGTCAGCCAGCACGATGGTACTGAGCCGTGAGCCAGTGTCCTCTTCCGGATACATTACTTTGCTAGCTGACCAGAATTGAGTCATCTTGGTGGTGTTAAGCACAGTAGGTAGCATAAAGAACTGTGCCATGTCGAAGCGGCTCTGGCTAGTGGTGGCAAACGGCAGTCCCCAACCTACATTTATGCCCCATGTATGTGTTGTGGAATCCCAAGCGGACTCAAGTAAATCACCAGTTGGTCCAAACGTGGCCTGTAGTGTAGGAGCAGCACTAGCAGTACCTCGATAGACTTTAAAGCCTAGACTATTTTTAGTTATGATAATAAAGTAGTTGGTGCTAGCAGAGATAGATGTTGCCGTTGCTACTGTGTTGACGGCACCGACCATGTACCACATGCGTATCTGGTCGTACGCCGACCCAGCACCAGCAGAAGCTCTTAATGTTATTTGCATTTCCGGAAAAGTAATTAGTCCAGCTTCTTGGATCGAGGTACCGGTATTACTGTTAGCTTTTACCCAAAAGCCCATCGTCCAGTTATTCAGATAAGATGTTTGCATCAGGGCGTTGCTGATTTCAGAGGTCAACGGGTCACCGAAGTAGACACCACCGTACTCAAGATCGTAGTATGCGGCCACCGAAGGTGCTCCATGAAATCTGGTACCCAAGTCAGCTGTCGTGTTAAGCATCAGACCCATGACCCGCGATGTCATACCAGCTTTCTTGTTCAACCACTCAGGTTTTATACCTGGGTCGACACCACGATTAAGAGGGTCTATGTCTTTGTCAGTGTCCTCCATGAGCGGAAGGTGAATCAACGGGTCATTGACAGCTATCAGGTCTTCGATGGTCTCTGGCACAGTAGCATTCTGCAACAAACGCATGAGGTCGGAACACTGTATATTTACTATAGTAGATTTGTTACCAGCGTCCCACTCCTGCACCACGCTTTCGACGTTCCCTATGATGCCAGGATAGATCACACGTGCATTGCTACCTACTGCCGGAGCTTGGACACGTACACGTATTTGAGTCTGGACACCTAGCTTACCGCTACCGGCATAGGCAGTAGCGACAGAACTAGTAGGCTTCAGGGCTATTATTATCCCGACACCAGTACCAGAGCCACCAGTTACGGTGAAAGTCTTCGTGCTGATGACCTGTGGACCGGTAGGGATAAGAGCGTAGTCCCAGACCAGACCACCGTCGTCCAACGTAGTCGAGTCAGGCTCTCCTATTTCCACCCATGTAAGTGAATCACCCGTCAGGGTAGCGACAGATGTCCAGTCGTCCCCACGTGCTCCTACGACTACCGTGGCCCCACCGCTGTAGCTTGTCTGGATAGCAGGGATCGGCCCTAAGTTAGTAGCCGCACCGTTCGATCCCGGCACACCCATGACCGGTACCGGGTCGAGCAGATGGACGTTCCTGAATGTAGCGATCTGAGTAATGTGCAAGTCGTTGGCGCTGGTACCGTAGTACTCGACTGTCGGAGTAGTGTCACCAGTCACAAAATATCTGTAGAGTAAAGAGATACGAGGTGATGCCGCACCGTCTCTGTTGAACTCAGTGAGTAAGTTCCATCCCGTCGGCACGACTACGTTACCAGGGATACCAGCCGCTATAGCTGTGTCTGCCATGATCATGAAGTCGTCGACCGCAGTCGAGGCATGAATAGTCGGAGCGGTGCTGGCGTTGTTGGCCGAACTTGCAGTACCCGCACCAATAAACGAGATGGCATTGGTAGTGCCCAAGTAATCAGAGTCGAACTCTCCACTGTTGGTATTACAAGTTAACTGAAGAGTTCCTGTCTCGAACTGGTCAGTAATATATGTACGACCGTATTTGTAAGACACATCTCTTACAAAACTTGTGATGTTGGTATGCTTGTCCTCGACTTGAATATCGTCAACTCTAATAGTTTGTGATGCGCCTGCCGACACTACTGATGCTACTACTCTCATTTTAACGGCAGTAGCAGGAGCTGTATGATCCGCTTCATACCGTGTGTGGACGTCACCCGGGCAGCTTACAGTAGAACCTGACGTAGTAGATATCAAAGTACTGCCAGAGGTATACCATTCAATATCTACTTCACATGAACGAGTTGTAGTAGTCGGACGAAAAACACATCGAGCAGTATAGACACGAGCAGCGACAACTCTACCCAACCCCTGGAATACAGAACCAGCTGAGGTAGCAATTTTGGTGTCCCCACCTGCCGTTGCCGTCCATTGAAGACAACGTGTTCCACGAAATGGTGTACTCGCAGTGTTAGTGATTGAGCTAGCGTTTGTGTGTGCTGCCCAGTCTCCTGTAGTACTGCCTTCAAAATTACTGTTGTCGTCGACTAGGTACTGTGCGTCCCAATCAGCACCAAATTTGTCGGAAGGCAGAAAATCAATGAGTGCATTGTCGTGTGTCATGTTTACCTACCGAACTTTCCGGTACGCTTGTCTCGGTGGACACCATACCGATAAGCCTTTTCATACATTTCTTTTTCAGTAACCAAAGACCCGTGGATATGGATATGTGTTACGGTAGTGCCGCTACCACCAGTTTCAGAACCAAGAGCTGCAGCAGCAGCGGCAGCGGCGGGATCGTTAATGCTAGGCGGGCTACCAGCGTCGGGAACATACATACCACCAACAACTCCACCACCAGCAGCCTTAATAAATTGAGCTAATTTATCAGGCTTAGCGGTAGCAAGCGTAGCAGCAAGTTCATATCCACTTTCTCCCATGCCACGTATTTGTTCGATAAGTTCTGCTGACACACCCTTTCTACCGAGCGCCGCAAGGTCTCCGCCAAACCCTATCTCTCTGTTCTTTTTCATACGTTCAGCAGCAGCAGCTACAGGGTCAATTTTCTGACCGACAGTATTGTTTCTGTTAAAGGCACGAATCATCGAATCTACGCTACCAGCAGCACCACTGTCGGTCATCTTTTTTAGCATGTCTTCAAGTGTCGCTTTGAAAATAGGTGTCGGTGGAATCCACCCCGTACCAGAACCACCACCGCTACTTCCGCCACGGCTGCCACCACCCCAGCCTTGCTTCTGGTGGTTGTTGTGCCAGTGGTCACCACGCTGCGAGTCCCAGTGACCCCACCCACGTGTACCACCGTCGTTAAAACTAATTATTCCACCATCGGCCATATTGACATGTGCCTTTGGCTTCAGACTCATTCCGAATCTTTTTGCTACGTCAGCGAGTATGCGCATTGATGTCGGACGCTTACCAGGACCAAGAGGTATGTATGCTTCACCACCTGTGGCTGCTTCTGCCCATCTCACTAGTGGACCGTTGCCGGCACCGGCGATCATTGCACCTGGTTCGTCAGCGCCATGGAACCCACCCTGCGCATATCCACCAGGCTGTGCATCAGCTGCACACCATCCACCATATCTAGCAGCGGCATATTTAGTAGCGGCGTAAATGTTAGCTAGTGGGTCTGTTAGTCCACGAGCACAAAGTGGAGCACAGTAAGCGGCGAAGGTCGGAGGAATTACCTGCATTAATCCCTGAGAAGGAACTCCGGCGGCTGCGTTGCTGTCAGTCAAGTTTATAGCCCCCGAGTTACCCCCGGATTCTTTCTGCATACGTGACAGCAGACAGCCTAGTTCACTAGCAGGTCTTCCAGCCAACGCCAAGGCTTGTAGAGCAATAGGTGCCCATGCCTGAACTGGTTGTGTAATACCTACGCCACCGCCACCAGCAGCGGCCATAGTCGCTTCTTGTTCACAAACATAGTCTATGAGTGAATCAGCTAGTTTACGTGGTATCGCAACAGCTGCTTCAGCCCAACGACCACCTGCCATGCCTGCTATGTCACTAGCGATATCACCTACAAATTCCATCATAGTTCTGACACCAGCACAAATACCCTCTTGCAAAAAACCTAGTACCGCGTCAAGAGCAGGTCCTATGATAGGAATACCACTAGCAAGATCCTCAAGAACATTTAAGGCATCTGCCGCTCCACCTAGTATGTCACTAGGGCTAGGAACATTAGGTAGAATATCTGGACCTACGTCTGGACCTATGCCTGAGCCAAGGAATCCGTCTTCAGCTATTCTAATTAAACCGTTAGCAGCTTTAGTTTTACATGGGCCACAAGACCCACCACATGCACCAGGAAGACAGCTAGGACCGGCCATGTTCTTGCCAGTTGCCATAATACTGTAACCGAACATGTCAGCCACTTTGCCCAACAACATGACAGAGCGATTTCGTTTGCCAGCACCTAGCGGGATAAATGCCTCGCCACCCGTTTCGCTTTCAGCCCACTGAACAAGACCACGCCCACGACCTGGTTGTATCATAGCGTCGTTCGGTAGACGGTCGCTATTATGTATACCACCTTTTGCAAAACTAACGGTTACGTTTGGAAGAGTTGGTAAACCAACAAAATCTAGCACAGCGTTGGCAACTCTACGAATACCGTCGTTATACACAGTGTTGACAACAAATCGTATAGGTGCGGCAAAGATCTCTCTTAAGCCTTCCCACACGGTTCTAACCGCACTTACGAACCCTTCAAGAACTCCACGCATACCAGCCAGGAAGTTGTTGAAAGTAGTCCTAATCGCGTCCCATATACCTGTTGCTACAGTTCTAATCGTGTTCCATAATGTAGACCAGGCCGCTTGTAGACCAGAAGACCAAGCGTTGTAGATATTACGCATTACAGAAGTAAAAGTATTCCATGCTGCTTGTAATGCGCCCCATACCGTTTGGGCAATTGTCCGAATAGTATTCCAGAATGCCGTCCACGCAGCTTGTAGCCCTGAAGACCAAGCATTGTAGACTGCTCGCATGGCTGACGTAAAGGCGTTCCAAGCAGAAACTAGTGCATTCCATACAGCTTGGGCAATTGTCCGAATAGCGTTCCAGAATGCCGTCCATGCAGCCTGAAGACCTGAAGACCAGGCATTATAGACGGCTCGCATAGCTGATGTAAAGGCGTTCCAGGCAGATACTAGTGCATTCCATACCGCTTGAGCAGCCGACTGGATTGCACCCCAGAAAGCTGACCAGGCGGTGCGTAGCGCACCAGAAACAGTGTCCCAAATTGTACGTAGGCCGATGATGAAATTATCCCAAGCTGCCTGCAAGAAACTCCAAACAGCCTGAGCAGCAGCGGACATAGCGTTCCACACTGTATTCCAAGCGCTCTGTAAGGCGCCAGAAACAGTATTCCAGATACCAATAAAGAAGTTACAGAACGCATCCCAGGCAACTTGCAAAGCTTGCCAAATATCAGTAGCTATTTGCTTAATGAATTCCCAAGAGTTACGCCACGCATCCTGTAGAGTGCTTCTCCACCCATCAAATATATTATAAAAGAATTGCAAGAACGCATCCCAAGCTATCTGTAGCGCATTCCAAATAGCCGATGCCGTATCTTTAATCAAAGTCCAGCTTGCGTTCCAAGCATCATACAATGCACCAACAAAACCATTCCAAACATTAATAAAGAATCCGCAAAAATCTTGCCATGCTGCCTTTACACTTTCCCAAATATCTACGGCTATTTGTTTGACCGTTCCCCAAGCCGTATTCCAGGCTTCTTGAAATGTATTAATAAAAGAATCCCAAGCGGCTTGAATACCTTGCCATAAAATATTCCAGGCTTCTCGTATGCCTTGCCAAATTGTACTAGCGATTTCTTTTAAACCACCCCAGAAAATATTCCATGCCTCAGATAAGGTATTCCTGAAAATATTCCATAAATTCATCAACACCCCGAGAAAAATATCCCAGAGTTCTTGTATTCCATTCCAAATAGAACTACCTATTTCTTTCAGACCTTCCCAAACTCTCGCCCAATCGGCGGTAAAGAATCCAGCAATAACATCCCAAGCGCCCTTTATAACACCAAGGAAGATATCCCAGGCTGCTTGCATAGCATCCCAGATTCCTTGAGCTACTGTTTTTATCGCTCCCCAGAATCCTTCCCACAGAGTAGTAACAATACCGGAGAAGGTTTCCCAGGCGATCTTCATTACATTAAGAAATGTATCCCAGGCAACTTGTAAAATATTCCATATTGTAGAAGCTATTATTTTAATTGTATTCCAAGTACCTTCCCAAAGTTCTTTCAAACCGAGGTTATTCCAAGCCCATAAGATAGCTTTCATAACTTCGTCCCAGACCATCTGCATCCAGCGCCAGATAGTACCGGCAATATTCTTTATCTGATTCCAAACCTGTTCCCAGTAAATCACAAGAAGAACAATTGCTGCTATTACGGCAAGAACAACAGCTATAATTAAAAGGACTGTCCCAGTAATAGCACCAACCGCACCAGCGATAACACCTACCATAGCCATAAAAGCAATTCTAATGCCATGCAATATAGCGGACACAGGTCCAAGTCTAATAAACGCCGCAATAAGACGCCCAATCAATCTAACCACTGGGCCTAAAACAGTGCTCAGAGTATCCCAGGCACCAGCTATAGCTTGAATTAAATGAGCTATACCTAGTGCTATCTTCAAAAGAATCAAAGAAGCAATAATAGCCTTTAAGACTGGTTCGGGAGTAGCAGCAACCAAGTCAGCAAATGCATTGGTAATAGCAACTAGGGCAGGGGTAAGTTCTACAGTAGCTTCAGTTATCTTAATGAATGCGTCGGCCAAAGCTTTCAGGTCAACACCCTTAAGATCTTCTCCAATCCCCTTGAAGACTTCCATGAGTCTTCTGCCCATTCTATTTACTTCTCCGAAGACTTCCACCATCTTCTCGAAACCAGGTGTGCCTTCGTCAGTATTTTTCTTAAGTTCTCTAAGCCAGTTAGAAAGCTTGCCCATTGTGTCACCAGAAGCAATACCAGCTGCTTCCATAACATTCTTGATGACGCCGCCGAACGCCCACACACCAGCAACGAAGTCTATTAACGCCTTGGTACCTTTACGGAAAGTTTCTTCGAGTTCACCCGACGCTCGCTTAGCAGCAATGAAGTCAGCAAATTGTTGCGCCCACATAGGAGCAAAGCCACTAAACTGATTTAGTACCTTAGCTGCTACTGCTGCTAAATCTCGGAGTGGACCTAATAGCGTGATTCCCGCTTCACCAAAACGAAACATAGAATCGCTATTGTACGCCATTATTTGGCCGATATCACGCTTGAACAAAGGACTAGCTATAACTTTACCGGCCTCTGCGGCTAGTCTACCGAGCACGATACCAGTATCGCTAAGACCTCTGCTCAATACAGGAACAAGGGCAGAAGCACTCTTGAGACCAGCATTTAGTCCCGGTAGAACACTTGCCGAGGCTTTGACGAAGTCGTTGTTCATCTGCTGCCAGGTATCTTTTAATGTCTTAGCACCGGCATTGTTCTCGTTCATTGCTAGCTTAAGCACGGAGAATGCCTGTGCGCCCAGTAGGATACCGGCGAAACTGAGAGCACCAAGTGCTTGCCCAGCCTGAACTATTTGATTACCCATACTCAGCAATTGAGTAGTGGCACCAGCAGCACCGATAGCTAAGTCGCCGAGAGCAGTAGCCTTGCCAAGAGTCAGTAGCCCAGCCTGAGCACCCTTGATAGCGGCGTCAAACTTTTTGGTGTCGGCGTCAATGATAGCGTTTAGCGTAACCCGTGCCATGACGCCTTCACCTCTCCTCTATCGCCGAGACTTAGCAGCAGCAGCGGCATTCTGTCGCTCTTGCTCGTCGGCCTCTATTTGGTATAACGCTACCCAATGTATATATTCATCGTGACTTAAAGGAGCTGCTTGTCCGTCTAAAAGTTCCTGTACCGTTTTACCTAGCTCACGTGCCAACCTGTAGATGAATCTATTCTCCGGTCGAAGAAGAAAATTTGCGCTGGACCGCCTTCAAATCAGCATCACTGAATCGAGAAACCTTCATAATCTTGAGAACAATTTTGTCCAAGGTGCCAGCGTACCCGTCCGACAGTTTCTCAAAAGCAGCATCATCTACAGCTGGATCAACCATTCCATGCTGTAGCAATAGCTTGTTCAGTATCTGAGTGTTCATGTCGGTAGGATCGTCACTACCGCCACTTGCTTCTTTCCAGATCAATTGCTGATCACGCTTGCTGATGCCCCGGAGCAAAACAGTACCGCCCCACTCCGGGACCTCAAACTCTTCTGTCTCGACCTTGGACGCTTTGACGATTTGATCAATTGTAAGTGCCATGATGTTTCATTATCCTTTATATAGTAGTAGCGTAATTTCGTTAACTCGATTTACGGGACAGTCCCGCGAGTAATTGCAGAGATGCACTGAAGCTGGAACGTCCAGGAAGATACGTCACCAATACCAGCGGTCACCTGGTAGTTAGTAGGTACGCAGGAACCAGAGAACTGGGGTAAACCGGTGGTGTTACCTTGTGGACGATAGAAGTAGTCCACTGATGCTTCACCCATCAGGTCCGACAAGATAACGTCGATGACCGGGTCGTAACGACCGTCCAGTGAAATTGAACCGTCCGTAAGACCAGGGACATAGGTCTTGAATAAGTTACCTAACGTAGAAGTCTCGGCGGTGTCAGTCGTCCGAGGCATCTGAATGTTAAGAACGTAACTAGAAATATCGGCTTCAGTTGTAGGTGCCGCTTTGGTACCAAGCCAGAACTTAGCCTTAGAACCATGGGTAAATGCCATTGCTAATCGCCTCCTTTAGGCTAAGAAACGGGGTTGGCCCCACGACAAAATATTACGCTGAATGTAGCACTTGTCGTAAGGTCGTATGTCACCTGAACATAACGGCGAACCGTTGCACCTTGAGTGCTTGCAAGTCTCTGCGCTGAAACAGCAGTAAGAGTAGTAAAAGAACCGCCCGTCAAGTTAGCGAACGTAGTACCGTCCGCCGAGTCTTGAAGAGTAACAGCGGTCATAGTTGCTGCTGCCTGTGTAATATGTAAATATGCTGTCCAACCTGTAGTAGTAGTAGCATCTACAAAGTCGACCTCTTGAGTGTTACCAGTGTAGTCGACGGTTTCTTGTTGAAGAATATGCAGTATCTTCCCGTGTTCAAGACCCATGTTATTCTGGCCCTGAAGAGTAACCTGAGAGACGTCGCCAATGCCTGAAGAAACTTGGTAGTTAGTAGTAGTGGAGCTAAAGCCAAACCCTGGCCCACCAAAGACGTCACCCTGAATACATAACGTAAAAATATCTTGAGCAGTGCTGTCTAAGGCGGCAGTAAATACCTGGTCTACCGCATTTGTAGCACCATCGTAAATACCGTCGCATGAGATACTACCGTCCTTCAGACCAGGAACATATGTCTTGAATAGGTTCCCAAAGGTAGACGTCTCCGCCGTGTCTATAGTGAATGGAGCCTGCACATTACGAAGGTACGGGCTCATATTATAGCCGTTAAGATAAATCTTAGCCTTAGAGCCGTGGATGAATGCCATTATTCTTCAGCCTCCTTCCTTTTCTCCTCGTGTATGTGCTCTATAACTCCATCTCTAACATCACACCTAGCACTAGACGGCGGGTAGTCAGTAACTATATCACCCACCTTAGCATGTACTAGCTTACCATTAGAATCTGGATATGTAACCTCTCTAAGAGCACAATATTTTGACTCTCTGGTAAACGATTGTTTAGTCAAGGTGAACTCACCGCCGATAGATCCTTAATAATATGGAAGTTGACTGACAATAAAACCCTGTCTTGTGTATCAGTAGGTAACGGTAGCGGAGTACTAGAAGCTCTGATACGTATGTAGCGTGTTCCGCTTAAAGTTACATCATTTACAGCGTCGAGGACATTAGTTACCCGCTCGATAAATTGTCGAGCAGCCAAGTAATTATATTCTGCCTCACGCACTACAATCTGAAGATTTATCTCTTCCCACACCCGCTTGCCGCCATCAAGTGTGTATTCCCCCATAGATATAGGCGATTCGTACAATGACACACAAAAATCAGGAGAATCTTGAGTACGCGACAAGAATAGATTGACACCTTCGGCTAAAGAAGGTGTCGTAGTTGCGTACGTCGTAGCCAAGTACGCACTAATCTCATCGAGCATCATCAGTTATGCCAGTCCTTCTCAAAACGTACCACATAATGGCGATATAGTTTAGGATCAGCACGTGCAAATTCTACATGCGCTGGTCGGAACAAATATTTGTAGGTCGTCGGTGGTGTATGTTTGTTACCTGTGTGCCATCTACCTCCGCTGTTAGGCGGGATCTCGTGAGCATAGATAGCATAGTCGTTACCACTGCTATTGAATGTTGTACCTGTGTTTCCGTACTCGACAGACCCCTCGTAGTTAGTCAGGATCTTCTTAGCTAGTGTCCGGCGGCCAGACTTCTTAAGACGCCCTGTTCTCACCGGCACTAATAATTGCGACTGCTTGTATATATTACCCGAAATATCATTTATGAAAGAGCGAGATCCTTTGTCGGAAGAGTCCTTTAGACGTCCAAGTGCCGAGTGTGCTTCTACAAGATTTTTTTTATTCCATCGTATATGGACAATCACAAGAAACTCACCTCGACCCCGTAGACAGTACCGTCGCTTGGGTCTGGCCAGTTTGTAACTTGACCGATCTTTCTTTTGTCCCCGCCGTACTCAGCCGGTAGAACTATCTTGTCGTCAGAACCAACACGCGTACCGTCTGTATTTATGTAAGCGACGGTAGTAGTCTTTATCTCTAGTCCATCGGCGCCACGGTCTGTCGACGTACGCTCTTCTATAGCTGCCCGGTAAGGACCACGCGGCGAACTCACGTACTGTGGCTCACCGTATTTGTCAGAGCCCGCCTTGCTATAGACATAGATGTTGTATGGCATCAGTTTATCAAATGTTCTGTGTGAGGCGGCGGGCATAACAATCATGCTCCCGTCTCACTAGTATCAACATTTACATCAGGATTATCGTGCAATCCTTTTTTGAATGCAAACTGTGGATATTCATCTTGACTATCCATATTCTCGATATCAGCAATAGTCATACCTGGAATTATCTGGTCAGCATCAATAACAGAATAACGCATTCCAAGTCTTCTTAAGTGCTTAGCCAATTTGTCCCAAGCGGTAGTCAACTGCCAGTCGCTCGATTGGAACGGACCAACAGTAACTCGCTGAGAAGTAGCTGCGAACTGACTACCAATTATGTTAGCGCACTCAGCAGCAGCAAGATATATATTATTGTTATTGAGCGACAATGCAAATGTTATTTCAGAGTCAACAATCAGGTCATCAGCCGTAGTGCCACCCAAAAGCCAACGCACCTGTTGAAGCGTACTAGTGGCTAGAGTAGCTGGGTTGTAGACCATGACCACTCCTCTAGTTTGTAATTACTACTCTAACATCAGCATTGCCAGTTACAGATCTTGCATATAAGGTTTCACCTTTGCCGATATGAAATTCTTGCGAATCTGGAACAGCAGCCCCAGCTGATATCTGAAATCCAGTAGCAGTGGTAACACCAGTAACAGTATCAACATAGATATGATTAGCAACAGCATTAAGATTCTGCACTAATATATTGTTACCCTTGGTGTTGTAGCCAGTAGCTAGTAGCACGGACGCAGCCGTGCCCACAGTAAACGCTGCCACGTCTGCCTCCCTTAGTGAGTGAACACCGAACGAATGTCTACAGGAGCGGTACCGTACGCATACAGGCGCTCGTTCTTACCTACTTTGAAACTGTGACTACCACCGGCCAAAATCTTAAAGCCGGTGGTGTCGTTGACATTAGCCACAGTGTCTACGTAGATAGGAGTTGCGCCTTTATTATTTATTTTTACAGTGCCACCGTGAGACGACGACTCGGTATGACTGATCGTAGGGTTGACAGCAACAGTATAAGCAACCGTTACCGGCGTAAAGCTAATACCTACTGGTGTGTCAACCATGATTCACCGCCTACTTGACTCGGAACTTGTTCTTAGCGGTACCAAGGGCAATACCAGCTTTGGTTTCCCACTGCGGACCGTTCGGGTGACGGACGATGAGGTCAATGTTGTCACCAGTATTGTCAACAAGCACGACACCTTCGTGCCAGACACTTTCGTTTGAGCGGTACTCGACGAGAGAACCGACAGCATACGAGGCCATTTCTTTACTCCTTCCGAAATAAAGTGGTTAACCCGACTACGCCACCAAGCCGCTGTAGAACACGCCAAGGTCAGTAGCGACGGACTTGAGCGAGAAAGCCATTTCGCCCTCAATCCGCTCGGCCGCGTTCTCGTCCATACGGAACCGCTTGATACGAGTACCGAACGAGCTGGCACCCATGTAGCCGTTCCACGAGAACGTATAGCC